GCATCATACAATTCTTCTTTAGCTGTGGGGTGGCTTTCTAATAAATCACCAAATTCTTTAGCTAAAAATTGATGGGTTTCACCATCTGCAGTAGTATATTTATACCATGCTCCTCCTTGTTTAACAATTTTATATTCTTTAAGTAATTTTAAAGTACCAAAAATATCATCTATTCCTGAATCATAAAATACACTATAACGGACTTTTCGGTTAGGCGGGCCTAAGCGGTTTTTTACGACTATACATTCTACTTCTTGACCGACTACTTCATCAATACCATTAACTTTTTCCTTAATTTTACCTACTCCTTTAAGTCGTAAACGAACGGAAGCATGAAATTGAAGTGCTTTACCACCTGAAGTAGTATACTGATCCCCAAAAGGCATAGCATTTAATTTCTGTCTGAGTTGATTAGTAAACACACACAGAATTTTTTGTTTGCCTATAAGATTTGTAATTTTACGCATTGATTTTGACATGATAATTGCTTTAGCAGTAGCATAGCCATCTTTATCATAGTCAGCTGCAGATTCGATTTTAGTAGTAGCAGCAGCTACTGAATCTACTACAATTGTAACTAATTTATCCTTATTCTTTTCGCGAATTTTAACAATAATGTCTTCCATTGCTTCAAATACATCCTCAATTGTATCAAGGGGAATATAAAGCATTTTATCAACATCAACTCCTATAGCAGTTAAGAATTGAGAATCTAAAGCTGATTCAGTATCAATGTATATAGCTACACCATCTTGTTTTTGTGTAGAAGCAATAACGTGAGCCGCAAGGAGGGATTTACCGCTTTGTTCTAGGCCCGTAATCTCAACAATTTTACTAACAGGTAAACCTCCATTTGGTCTGTTAGAAATTGCTAAATCTAATGGTGTACAACCAGTAGATACCCATGATGTTACATCAGCTGGGGATTCTTCTCCCCCATTAAGGAAGTAAGCAACTTGATTATATTCTTTACTGAATTTTTTATTTAGCGATTGTGCTAATTCATCAGTAAGACTTCCCCCTTCCAGGGCTTTATTGTTGGATTTTTTTGCCATATTAACCGAATAAATCGTCTATTTTAGAGTCGAGATTAACTTTTTCCTTTGTAGGAGTAGTTGCCTCTACAGTTTCCTTTTCTTCACTAGGTTGGAGATATTTTTGTAGTGATTCTTTCATTTCATCAAATGAAAACTTTGTAAATGTTTCTTTAATATCTTTTTGATTATCAAGATATCCTTCAATAGCACTTGCATCATCAGATATAGGTGTTTGAACAGGTTTAACACGTACAGTAGTTGTATCATACATTTTACCTGTTTCTGCTGCTGGAATTACTTCAACAGTAATATCACGCCCTTTTTGAATATCAGTTATATCACCATAATCTTCATCCATCATAACTCCTAAAAGTTCTTGATAAACCATTTTACCAAATTCCCAAAAACGTACACCTTTATCCTCTTCACCTCTTACAAGTACAGGGGCAAAAATACGCATTTTAGGGTAAAGTTTTTTAGCTAAAGCCATATTATCGGGCTCGTTTGATTTACGTAATTGTGATGCAAATTCTAAAATTGGATCTGATTCATCAAAATTTGAAAGTGACATCATTCTTGGTTTTCCTATACCAAAATAAAAATATAATTCAGTAAAGGGTACATCCTTATTATGCTTATAAGGAACAATACGCACTACAGATTTTTCACCACTAGGTGGTTTCCAGAAATTTTTTCTAAATTCACCACCTGATTTTCCATTGGACTTGTTTTGCAAGCGGTCCATTCGCTTTCTAATTTCGTCTAGATTCATAACCTTTTAATTTTGAATTTGAATAAATATAATACCTTAAATCCGGGAATCCAAATTTTACCAGGAGGCTTTTACAAACAACTAAAATATCTTTCTCCTCTATCACAGAGAATAGTAACTACATTTTTAGCATATCCTTCTTCAATTAATCTTTCTGCAACTAAAAAATTAGCAGCCGCGGAAAATCCTACAAATAAACCATACTGTTTTGCTAATAATTTAGATTTTTCTATAGATTCTTTAGTAGACACAGTTTCAATACGGTCTATGTTTTTTAAATCAACTAAAAATTTACTACCATCACCTATACCCTGAATACCATGTAAACCTGGCTCACCACCAGACATAACAGGTGATTCAGCGGGTTCTAAGGCTACTAATTTACATATAGGATATCGATTTTTAATAAATTTACCTGCCCCCATAATAGTACCTCCTGTACCTGTCCCGGCAACGAAAGTATCTATAGTAGTATCAAAAGGGATGTCTTTACATATTTCCATTCCCGTAGTATACCAATGTGATTCTATATTAAGGGGATTATGGAATTGGTTAAAATTAAACCAACCATTATCTTTAGCTAATTTATTTCTAAGCAAAATAGCACCATCAAAGTCACCTGCAGGTACCTCTATTAATTTAGCACCAAATGATTTTAACATAACTTTACGCTCAATACTCATGTTTGAGGGCATTATTATAACACACTTAAACCCTAAATTAGCACTAAACATTGCTAGAGAAATACCCATATTACCTGAGGTAGCTTCAACTATAGTATCTCCAGGTTTAAGTTCTTTATTAGCTATAGCATCTTTAAATATCCATGCTACAGGTCTATCTTTAACAGACCCACCAGGATTTAAAAATTCTGCTTTACCCCATAATATGCCATTAGGGAATTCAAATTTCAATAAGGGTGTATTACCTACCGTATCTAATAAAAACATAACTTTTATCTTAAATTACTCTATTTCAATAATTTGTTTTAATCTAGTCCTAATTTTTTTAAACCCATCAGGACGAGTTAGTAATAAAGAATTTCTAAATCGAGACCAATCTACTTGATATGTAGTATCTAAGATACCATGATTCAAATATTTTATTACCTCATTTAAGGCATTAATTGTATATAGAGTATTAGTTTGTTTTTTACGGTGAACGAGTATAGTATTAGGAAGTTGTAAAACATCTACAGGGCTATCAATGTTATAAGTTAACATTGTTTTATCACCGTCTAAAGATACTAGAACAAAAATCTTATTAAATAGAATATCGTGATCTTCTAGTATTTTGTTTACAACCTCCTCTACTCTCTCATCTTGTAAAAAAGTACAGTAGAGTTTGTTATTCATTATTATATAGTGTTGTTCACACTATAAATATCAGGGGGCCTCTAAAGCAGAATATGTGTATCCTTTTTTTATTTTTATTGGGAAATCAGAAGAAATTACTTTTCGAAGTAATTGGAGTGTCTCTTTACCATCTTCTATTGCAAAATCAAATAACATAGAATCATACACATATAAAACCATTTTAGATTTTTTACCCTCTAATAATTTAAAAATCCTAGATAATAAAGTAATATTATACTCAGTTTCAAATGCTTGGATATAATAGTTAAATAGTTTTTGGGGAGTTATATTTTTATAATTTTCCTTTAAAAGCTTACGTCTCGCAATTACAGTTTTAACGTATCCTTTTTGATTAAATTCATTCCATAAATTATCTATAAACTGTTGGGCTTTATTAAAATATTCGTGTTTTAAATATTTACGATTTATACCCCCATACATTTGTTGAAACGTTAATTCTTTACTTTTTTTGTACATTTTTTCATCAACTTCTTCAGTATCAAAATACATTTTAGCCATTTGCATATGTACAGATTCATTTTCATCTAACTTACCACCCGATAAACGCGCTATGATACGTGGGTGATACCCCTCAAAGTCCATTTCAATTAAAACATCATTTTCTGCTTCAAAACCATCTCGCTCACCAGTGTCGTGTTTTAAAGCTGAGAAATTAACGCTATTAAAATTGTTTGTAGGGCGTCCCGTTGTTGTACAAAAATTATACCACCCATAAATCTTGTCTTCATTAATGCTAAATTTTTCATTTATATCAAAATGTTTTTGGAAGGTATTATTAATTTTAAACCCTTCATTTATCATTTTAGCTAGTGTAGGTGTAAGAATTTCATTATACCATCGGTTTGATTCTTCACTTTTGTAGTTAAATACATATGGGTAAATCGCATTAAATTCTTCCTCTAACGCCTCGTAGTGTTTTGCAAGTGGAATTATTTTATTCACATTATTTGCACCGTATTTACGCTCATAAAATATGTGAGTACCAGTTTTAGGTAATC